GAGTTGTGGCCCCATTTCACCGACACTTTGTATGTGTCCAGCGAACTCCTTAATGGCACCGATAGCTTCGTTGGCTATCTTGATTGCCGCCAGTGCCTCAAAGATCATTCTCTACCCCATCATGATACATCTTGTATTTGTATAGGTTATACAGAATCTCCGCACTATCCATGGCAAGACCAAGAGCCTTATTGCATGGGTTACAAAGAAGTCCCCTCACCTTCCCTGTTTTATGGTTGTGATCTACGCACAATTTACCATTAAAGTTTTTTTCTTCTGGCAACCCACACACAGCGCATTTGTGTTCTTGTTCATCAAGCATATCTAAGTAATCTTGATGAGTTATTCCATATTTTCTAATTAAGTCTGTGTTGCGAGTTTGATTTCTTCTAGATACGCTATGTTGTTTTGAACAGTCCTTACACCAAGCATAGTAACCATCCCGTGATGCGTTTTGCCTATAAAAATTATTGTAAGCCTTGCTTTCTCCGCACTTAGTACAGGCTTTCATTTACTTGTCAGCTTTGTTGTCTATTTTCAGTTCAATGTGATCTAGTTTGTCGAACAGTCTTTCTATCACCCTGTCGAAGTCATCCTTCTTGACGTACTCACCGGCAACCAAGACCTCTATCTTACCGACTTTATCTGCAAGCTCTCTGTCTTGCTTCTGAAGGCCTTGTAAGCTGTCCCACATAATACGCATGAACCATCCTCCTAAAAGGAGTAATGCGCCCATTGCAGTATTAAAGAGGTCTTGGAATTCCACAGGTTGATTACTCCGCTTCTACTTCTTCTACGACAGGTTCATCCTGTAAGGAATTCGTGAGTGCGCCCATAAACGCATCACGGCCTACCTGTAGCTGATCAAGGTTAAAACGTGCTGAACGGATCTTACGGTCCAAGTCAGCGACATGGTTGACCAGAACTTGTTGCTCTGGGGTCATGTCTTCGTAGGTGTACTCAGTATCATCGATTGTGATTGACGTTGTTTTTTTCTCAGTCATCACGGTTCTCCTGTTGTGGTTAAATTAAGCCCAAGGCGTTCCAGATGCTTGTGCAGTCTTGCGAGCAATCTGCGCTTCTACCTTGCCTGTGCGGACTGTTTCAATACGAGCCTTTGCTTCATCAGCAGTTTCTTCACCTTCGATCAGTGAGTTGTAAACCCAACCCAAGACTGTTGCTTCAGTCAATGAATCGTAGGCTACGAAATCACCAGATGATGCATCTGGCTCTAAGCGTAGCTTACCTGCTTCAACAGCAGATTCGCCTGTGTCGGCCCTTGCAGTGCAAGACCAGTAAACAATCGTCACGCCACCATCAGCGGTGTTGTGAGTCATGTTGTCTATTTTCCAAGTTGTAGTAATAGCCATAATGGTTTCTCCTTTAGTTGGCTTCTAACTGGGCAACTCGTGCCTCTAATGATTCTATTTTTGCAATGGCTTCTTGCAATGCGGAAGTCAGCAGTGGAACTACATTTCTAGGGTCAACCTGCTGATAAACTGGGCTTCCTTCGTCATCAACTTCATTATGTTCACCTGTCACGGCGGTTGGAACCACAGATTGCAATTCGTGAGCAATAAAACCTTCTGCACCTAGTCCGCTAGCAATCCAATCAAATGTGACTGGATTAAGACTTTTGACTCTATCAATACTTCCAGACAATGCTTGCACATTTGTTTTTAAACGGTGGTCTGAAGTTCCTCCGTAAGTCAAAACAGAGCCGTTGCCAGTGATTGCGCCAAGGTTACCTGCACCGTAATCAAAACCTATGAAATTTTGACCGGCGGCTCTATCTGATCTGCATCGTATGTTATACAACGAACTGGTTATTGAATATACATCTAAGAAATGTTGAGGATCGCTACGGTTAATTCCGACACAATCAGCACTAGCATCGACAAAGATCATACTAGGGAAGCTATCAGACTCGACACGGAAGTCCATGTCCGCAGCACTGTCGTTAAAAACTGTTTCTGATGCAGTTATTTTGCACAATTCAAGCGTGTTGCCGCCATCCGATTCACTACTATGAAATAGATAACCAGAACCTCGAGTTGTCGCATCGGGACCAGTCTGGAAAAAACGTCCTTGGTTACTAAATGTGTCCATGTACATAGTATTTGAACGATATGTGCCAGAGATATTGGAACTAATCGCAATACCACCTGCGCCACTAACACCATCTGCACCAACGTGCAAAGCAACATCAGGCGCACTCTCTAAAATACCGACACGACCGTTACCTCCTTGTGCGCTTGCATCGACAAAGATTGCATGAGGGTTGCCATCAGACTCGACACGGAAGTCAAAGTCATTGCCCGGTTGATTGATGACAAATGAAGCGTCGGAAATAGTTGCTCGTTCCGGTGCGCCTCCATTCCCTGCATCATAAGCCCCTGTGTAAAAAGAGATTTCTGTCGCTTCTTCTATTTGCCAGCTACCGCCACCAATGTAAAGTTTACGCACAGTTCCACTATCAAAACCGCCAAAACCAATAAAACTTGTATCGGCATCATCATACTGTGCAAAAGAAATAACTCCGCCCTTGGCGACGTTTGCGGTGTTTGAATTTCTAATTTGTATTGCGTTGTAGTCGCTGGTTCCACTACCAAACACGGTCAAGGTTGCGTCCGAGGGTGAAGATGTCTTCATTGTGACGGCATCTTCTGCGGCATCAACAAAGATTGCAAAGGCGTTACCGTCAGACTCGACACGGAAGTCCACATCAGCACTGCCACCTTCATTGAAAACTGCTTGAGTTGAATAAAACCTCGCTGTTTCAACAGTGTCAACATTGAAAGCAATGTTGGTTGTTGTTGGCCCAGAAGTCCCCGGATCTGCTGATATGCCCATTGATCCTGCGGTATTTACCTCTATAAGCCCATAAGGAGTTCCACTTCCTGTACTAGTCAGGGAGATTCTTGGTTCACTAACGCCACCGACATTTAACTCAGAACTTGCTGAAGTATTTGCTGTGCTTGTTCCGATATTAACCTGATCATTCCCCGCATCAACAAACAGCATATTGGCGTTGTTTACTGATAAGATTTTAAAGTTTTGATCGTTCTGGTCAGGATTAAAGTTAATCCCATTGGCCCTTTCCCACGTCGCCATCAATGCTTCTGTGTTATACCCAAACTCACTGTAAAATTTTAATCCAGTGCGGTTTGTTGCCGCTTTGTATGCGGCGATAGCGGCTCCGCTGTGGTTTGACCAACCAAATTCTAATTTACATTCTTCTGAGGAACCATCTGCTGAACCATACTCAAAGTTCTTTAAATACAACTGGGATAGAGTAGCGTTCTTCCCGTGAATGGCGATGTAGTTATCTGCCCCGTCAACATATAAAGCACTCGTTACATCATTCGACTCGACACGGAAGTCGGAATCATTGCCGTCTTCATTGAAGATGAAATTTCCAGAGGAGTCGATACGCATGGCTTCTGTACCGCCATACTTGAGTCGTAGACTACCACCGCCAACATTATTTGAATCTGCTTCAATTTGCAGAGCATTTCCGCCCTGACTTATTTGACTATAATACCCACCGCTGTCGGTATCTTCTAAACGAAAAATCGGGAATGTAGATGCTACATGTAGTTCTGTTGAAGGACTATCAGTTCCCACACCGACCCGATTATTCACCGCATCAACGTATAAAGTATCGGTGTCAACAGTCAACCCATCAGCCGTGACTGTGCCGTCTACGTCGATGCCTGTGTTGGTTGTGGAAAGTTTCAGATCATTATTGTAGTAAAGATCGACCTGTGCATTTTCTATTGCTTCTATTAGTTTTTCAGTATTCCCTGCGTTATTTACATTGAACTGGTTAGTCCTTACAAGAAGTTGACCTGCTCCATTATCATGAATAATAGACTTGCTACCATCATGATAAATCTGTAAATCCGACCCCGCACCAAAGATGGCTTTACGATTATCTAAAAAGTGCAAATCACCTGCACTCGTAATCCGCATACGCTCTGTGGCGGCACCGCTCGTATTTGTTTTAAATACAATGGCAGTCGAGTTAGTGGTACTATCAAATGTAGCTTCAGCCAATGCCTCAATAGATGCACCGACGAGAATAGCATCGGAACCACCTGCTTCATCTGGGGCATTAAATGTAATCTTACCGATCAAATTACCAGACTCAATCGTCGTGTCAGATGTCTGTAGATTTAGATCAAACCCAGAAGCATTTTTTAAATCAAGACCTGTGTTGTGTACGTGCGTGAGGGTAACTTCCCCATCTGCCCCGAGAGACAAAATGGCTCCATCACTGTCGAGATTGAGATCATTGGAGATATTGACGGAATCGGAATTAATATCGACAATACCAGCCGCATCGGAGACAGTGATCTCGATTTCAATATCGGCATCAATGTCTAACTGACCATCAGTAGAAGAATTAATTGCAAGTGCAGAATCACGGAACTGAATTGAAGATGATCCATCCACGAGCATGGATTCACCTAAGCCATCGATATACGCACTACCTTCAATGTACAAATCTTTATACTGAAGTAAGCTTGTACCTAAGTCTAACGTATTAGTTGTCTTAGGCTTAACTTCACTGGCAGTGATGACTAAGTCTTGTACTGGACCAACTTTCTCAATCGGTGCGCCTTCACCTGTTGTGCCATCGTGTGTGTGACCTGTTGAGGCATTAAAGGCCGATTGGACCGCATCAAACTCTCCGTCTAAATCCGAAGCATTGATGATGTTCCCATCTGCAATGTTATTGGCGGTGTCGTTACGAGTGTACCCAGCCATAGTTTATCGTCTCCCGTGTACTGCGTATTCTAAGGTTGTTGCATCTAAAGAGAATGGAGGATCAGTCCCCTCAGAAATAAATTGCAGGGACACTGTGAATCCACTGCCGATTACCTGCGTTCCAAATAATTTCTTCAACTTCGTTCCATATGTTGTTGACCCATATACTGCATCGCCGTAAAAACCAACTGCACCTGTTGCGTTACTTAATTCAATCGGTGTCGGTTGGATTGTACCTTCAGTATCAAAGTCATATTTTAAACTGACATTTGTTGTGACTGATCCCTGTGGATCAGCATATAAAAATAATTTATAAAATGTTTTACGGAGTCTTGGATCATCATTAATCGAAACAAACGGTGTTGAAAATGTTGCAATAATATCTTCACCGTCAAAACTGTTTCCGCTCTCCATTTGATAAACATATCCATCAACATTCGCAAACAGAATTGTTTCTGTTGTACTCGTGTAGACAGAGTATGTAACATAAGCACGAATACCACGAAGTTCTGCCCATGCCATGTTCTCACCGCCTTGGCCTGAGAACTGAGTACCTAAGATACCAACAGCAGATTCTTCAGTAATATTGTCATTATATCCAAACAATCGGTATTGTGATTTTTCACGAACAACAATTGAAGAGTATGACGTAGACTTAGTAATAAAATTATCAAACTCAGACTGAATGACTTTCGATATAACAGCTAATCCGAAGTCACCAATTCGTTCAGTACCAGATATCATTCTCAATCCATCTGGGGCAAGGAAGATAATATCTCCACCAACTTCTTGGATCGTATCTGTTTCGATACATCCGATGTCATCAGTAATTGATTGCAACTGAAAATCTGCAATCGTATTACCAGCTAGCCGCATGATGCGCTGTTCACAGAAGATAATTAACTGTTCTCTGAAAACAACAAGCCCAGTAATTGCAGAGCCTACGTCAATGTCACCAGCACCGTTGGCCGCATTGAAACCGTCTTCATCATATGGAGAACTGAACGTCAGTTGATTGTCTTTTCCGTAGAATGCATGGTTCTTAAACATTGCGACATGGTCTGCACCAATCACTGCTGATGGAGCATCGTCCATCGATACAAAGGTATTACCATCGTAATACGCAGGAGCGTTTGTTCCATCAACAAACAAAAGACGATCTGTATTCGCAAATCGGTATTGAACAAACCGATGTTTCTTACCTGCTGATCTTGGTCTACCCGTTGATAAAAAGGTAATCACAGCATCATCTGCAGGACTGGACGCTAGGCTCGGATTGATCGTCAGTGTCGCCGCACCCGATGTCACAGTCACTGCGGCAGTAATCGTGTAAACTTTTTCAATACCAGCAACAGTAAATGTGTCACCAACTTGTGGTGTCGTGTCAATACCGTCAACATCTAAAGATGTCCCTGTTTGGCTACCGCCATCAACAAGAACAGTACCGTAGTCGGGGACATTAATCTTAGTCCACCCAGATCCACTTGATTCAAACAGATCAGAGTTACGGTAGGCAATTGCTCTTGATCTGAAGTAGGCAACACCTTCGATAGCATCTTCAGTATTACCAAACTCAACTAATGACTGATCATCTGGCGAACTTTTTAATGCTTCTGTAAGTGTCAGTGTTGCAGATTTATTGGCTGAACTGTACGTGACACCGCCTGTGCCAATAGTGTATTCGTATTTAAATGTAAGTTCTAAGTTATCTGCAAGAGCTAACTCTGTCGATAAAGTAATGGTACTGGTTCCAGCATCAAATGCAGAAACAGTCACTCCAGATGCAATACCCGAACCTTCTACAATCATACCTGCAGAGATAGTTCCTGAAATATTATCAACAACAAGCGATGTAGATGCTATTTGCTCACCTGTTTCAGGATCTGTCGTAATTCCATCCACATCTGCAGTCGCATGAGTCAGGATAAAAGTATCAGCATCCTGTGGCTCAGTGAATAAATTAGCAACGTCTAAAGTTGTACCTGTCTGACTACTACCCTGTACCCGTGGGTCACCGTAAGGAGGTACGTGATCTGTATCGTATTTACTGAAACCTTCAATGCGACGATAGCCACCTTCTACAGATGGCTCAAAATTACGCAATGTTCTTGCAGATCCGGGAAAACGACTACCCAACTGCAATGGCGAAAGGTTAGTCAGTAACCCACCACCGAATTCAAACTGATAAGTGCCCCACTGGTCTTGAGCCATTTATAGTCTACCTATATACGCATCCGAAGCACGAGTTCGATTGATCGCAGTAGAACGAAGGTATTCAGTCCGGTTAATGAGAATAGTTCTCATATTCTTGACACCTTCATCCAATTTATCTTTCATCAACACAGCATCTTGCGAGTTACTACGGAACAAGTAAGCATAGTACATTGCACCATCGACAATAATGTAGCGGAACCGCTCTGGAATATTCGGAACATCTGTTGCATTTTCTAAGTCAACAGGGAATCTGAAATATTCATAGACGAGTGTATATGCTTTATCTGGTGCAGGAACAAGTCCGTATTCGTTACTCGGTGCTCTAAACACATACTCAGGAACACCACGTTGTCCTGTACCTGTATTGTATTCCTGATCAATAAATTTTTCTAAGTACTCTTCGTAAGACAGGATACGGAGTTTGCGGGTATCATTACCTAATGTATCATCTCTTTTAACACGGAAGGTATCCATGTCTGGTGTTTTCATGTCCGTTGGAAAACCATACCGTGTTGTACCGGCGGTCAACTCATCTTCCTGTTCTACGTGATTAAACGGCCACTCAAATTGTGATTGGTTAATATGGCGAATCGCTGAATTAACTGCGTCTTTACCTTGCTGATAAAAACCAACAGCACTAGCAAAATTTGATGAAGTCAATTGAACTTCATTTAAACGAGCGTTGACATCATTGACCAATCCCAAGAAATCATACGCCATGTTACTTTTCCCTTACTTTGAGTTTGATACTGCGTTCTGCTTGACTGCCTGTTGAATCAATCATATTGCAGAAGAACGTGTACTCTTCATTATTTGTGCCGCCTCCAATGTTAATTGTGGCAACAGTGTTCGTGTTTGTTTGAGAGACATTCTGAATGGTATCTGTTGTGGCACTTCCAGACGCTACAGTCAGTGTTTCACCAGAAGCTAATGTTGTTTTTGTATTATATGCTTTTGATTTAACAGACCAAGTAACAGATGAAATTGTGGCAGTCCCTAAGAAACGGGACCAGTCTACGCTGTAATCTAATTGTTCATCGGGGTCTTTGCTAGGCCAACGAAAGCTCATTCTTAATCCTCTGTTACGTAAACGGTACGTTCTGCTGATGTAGTTTCTGCAAATACATAAACAGTTCTGTCTTCCGCATCGACATACACAATTCGTCCGGTACTCGCTACGTCAGCAAAGACAAATACAACACGGTTTTCTTCAGGTACAAGGACAGTTCTGTCAAACGATGATAAGGACATTATGCCGCCCTCGGTACTAACACTGTCCTACGACGACTGTATTGCTCACGCACTGCTTGGAAGTCAAATACGACGGCTGTAACTGTCGGTTCACCGATTGTTCCAGTAGCTGGGGCATCATTTAATGCCTCCAGTACATTGACGGTGACTCCGTTAACTGCGCCAGTTGCACTAACTCCATTGAGTACTTCAGTCGGCTTCTCTTCAAGTGTATTGACAAGGCCAGTTCCTTGAACGCCAGTAAGTGTTACCGTATTACTGTGTTCAAGTGTGCCGATACCTCCAGTACCGACAACACCACTAATCTCAGCTTTTAAATTAACTTGAACAGTATTGACTGTTGCTGTTGCGCTAACACTTTCTAAGACTTCAGTCGGCTGTTCTTCGACTGTATTAACTGAGCCAGTGCCTTCAACCCCATCAACAACAATTAATGAATCTGCATGGGGGATAATGTCGTTTGCAGAACCTGTTGCACTGACGCTGTCTAGAACTTCTGCAACATTGACCTGTACTGTATTGACAGCACCTGTCCCTGCAACACCAGTTGAAATTACTTCACTGATGTCAATTTCAAACCCGCCAGCAACAACCGGAGCAATGGCACCTGTTGCACTGACGCTGTTCAGTACCTCTGATAGATTAACCTGAACAGTATTTACAGCACCTGCGGCTGTTGCTTGGTCAAGGTTACTAACAATAACCTTGCCATAAACGGCTGTCCCGTATACGCCAGTCCCGTAAACGGCGGCATTAACAGTAACAGCCATCGGTTATCTCTTAGGCGATACGGATGACGGCATTCGATGCGTCATCAGCAGGAAATTCAATTGTTAAATCACCAGCAGTTGCAGAGACAGTACCACCAAAGTCGATGACTGCAATTGCTCTATTAGATTTACTGCTGTTGTAGATTAAACACCCATCGGCAGAAACAGTTACATCGGCAAATACTTCATCAGTAAAATCTACGATAGCAGTCGTTCCATCTGTCGAGATAGTTGCACCATCTAAAGTCTGACCACCTGCACTGTAGTTTGTACCTGAAGATTCATCATTTGTGCCCGCAGTCAAAGATGTCCCATCTCCAGTGCTAGTACCATCGTATGTCGTAGTGTTGGCACCGTAGTTTTCCGTTGGCGATGCTTTGATTAATGCAAGCTTGAGTACATCAGTGTCCAAGTCGTGCAGTCCACCCAAAAGTTCTTCTTTGAATGAAGTACACATTGCAGTTGTGATTCCAGCCATGTCTGTTTATTTCCTAGAGAGTTGTTGAATTAGCCGATGTGGGACATGTCTTTCTTCCCATGTGTCAACAAGTATTGCCTCTATACTTGTGTAACCTCTTTCGCACGCCCAATGCATTCTATTGTTTCCGACTGCGCAACGATAATACTCAGAAGCATCAATCGGTTTAGGAAACAGATGGCGATACTTATTAACTTCCATTTCCTGTTTAAATGCGCTTTGATATGTAATGATGATCGGCCAGTCCATGCCGTTCTCATCTAATGATGCCCAAAGCGATTCCGTAAATTCAGGTTTGCCAAGGACAACCGGATCACGCATCCAGAATATATCTTTGATTAAATATATTTTGGATTCATGCTCACTTAGTTTTTTATTAGAATGTAATATCATGTTAGAAATGGCAGGCCACCCTTTCGGGTGACCCGTCATCCTCTTATTTATGCAAGTTGATCACGGACAACTTCATCGGCAGAACCACCAAGTGCGTCGATGTCCAAAAGGACAGCGAATACACGAATTACACCTTCAGTAGGTGCTGTGGTAGTAGCCTGAAGCTCAAGATCAATTGTATCTTCAGATGCACCGATGATAACTGGAGCGGCACCGTCAGCTTGTGTAGCATAACCTACACCTGAAGACAGAGAAGCTGAGTCATCGTCGATATCAAAAGCAGATACGAAGCGAGTCACGTCAAGACCAGTAACACCCAAGTTAACTGTGTTTCCGTCAGCGGCGGCATCAACAGAAGTTGTTACCTCAAACCCGGCAGTTAAAATCATAGTGTTAGCAGGTACAGTAATCGCCTGAATGATTTCGTCAGCTTCTAAAGCAGTGCCCTTTGCTGTAACAGCGGCGGCAAGGTCAATGTTAGCTTCAACGAAATAAGGCGCACGTGAAGGAGTTGTGCTCGTACCACGAGCGTCAACTGCCAATGTTGAAATAGTTCCAGCGGCCATGATAAGTTCCTCCTATTAATAGCCAGTTTGGTAACGCAATGTTACGATTGACTCTGGACGAAGGATCTTGCGACCATACAGGTGCATACCACGAACGATGTCAGCGAAGCTGTCTGGATCACGGTAAGTCTCAGTCTTGTTGATCTGCTGAGCAGTAGCAACAGATGAGTCATGACCAGCTACGATAACACCATAGTTGGTTGCCTGTGGAGTTGTAGATGCAACAGCAGGACCAGTACCAACTGCAGGAAGGTTGTTAGAAACATATACACGGAAGCCGTGCAAGTTGTTAATAACAAGACCATTTTGCAGGCCACCAGTTTGTCCACCAAAGTCTGAGTTGAACAAGTTAGACTGCTCGTCTTTCAAAGTCTCCAAGAAGACTGGGTCAATGACTAACCAACGACCATTAGTATCTACAAACTGCTGATCCAGCAAACGGCCCATACGAGCGATTGCCTGCAGTGGAGAAATTGATGCCGCTGAAATAGCATTTGCACCCGGTAAGCGTGGAATAATGTCTACAGCTTTACCTGCGCCACTATCTGTAACGCCGAAGTCAACTGAGTCTAACTTCATAGAAGCGAGAAGCTCATCAGATCCAGCAGTTGCTACAGCCTTGGTGCCGTTTACAGTTGTGTTGACAGTGTCGCCAGCAGAATGCAAAGCAGACTGAGCATAACCAGACAGGTAGCCAAGAACTTCTTGGTCATATTGGTCACGCAAACGATACGCCGCACGATCAGTAGCCATTTGCATGAAGTTCACGTGTGAGTGCGCTTCTTCAATGTCGTCGATCTTGAATGCGAAGTAGTTTGACTTGTCGATCACAAGAGAGAAATCTTCATCGTCGAGATCTTGCGCTGTGATTTGAGCACCACGAGTGTAAGACTGAACTGAAATTTCAGGCTCTTTAATGATCTTCACTGAATCACCAACATTGGCAATTTCACCGAAGTAGTCGTTGTTAGTAATGTCTTCAACAGTAGAAGACTTACGGAAAGCAAGCTGTACCTGCTTTGAGTAGATTACGGGGCTAAAGTTACCATTAGGCAAATTTCCATAGCCCGCCGCACTTGTAAATGCCATGATGACATCTCCTTATAGTAGCTTAGGGATAAATTTGTCGTAACTTCGCCAGAGGCCATCTAACAGCAGGGTGGTATATTCACCGGCCAAAGTGATCATACGGCCTGCGTAGTTTGGGTGTTCTGTGAAGGTGAAATAAGAATTCCTGCTATTCTAACAACCGGCCAGAAGTTAAAATAACAGTTCATCTTATTTCGGGTTAGGTGTGGGTATCCTTACGGGGCCACAATATTCTGAACATAGTTATATCCAGAAAATTTTATTTGTCAACACATTTTTTAAATTAACGTGCTGATCCACTTAAGTCGTAAACGAACTTACCAGATCGAATTGCTTCAGCAACTTCGTCTGCACGTTTTTCGTATTCAACTGCTGACCAACGGGCAACATCAGATTCCTTAATAAAGGACTTAGATTCATCTCCTTCTGGAGAAGAACGCTGTGACCTTGCGCCAATCGACTTTGCGGCATCTTTGTCCTTAGAGGATTTCTTACCTTTGCTAATTCCTTTATCAGCCTTGTACAAATCAATTGCACGTGAGGCAGACATGGCATCCGTATCATTGTCGTACAACGCTTCTTGAATCCACTTTGGTTGTTCTTCAACCCATGTATGGAATTCATCTGTGTCACGAATCTGTTCAAAGTCAGGATGTATTCGCATCAATTCAGCTTCAGCCTTTTCACGCTGAGCTTCCAACTTCATTTCATCAATAGCTTTAAACTTGCTCTCATAATCAGAAGCAGTCTCGTTTGCTTTCTTCATTGCAATTGTTTCTACAATCTTTGCAACGTCTGGATACTTCTTCATCCAAGCTGAAAGCTCTTCTTCTGATTTGGGGTACTTAAGTTCTTTTTTAGTTGATGCTTCAAGTTGTTGTTTTAATTCATCAATTTGTTTCTGAAGATCATTCTCTTTCTTCTGCGCATGTCGGCGCAAATCGCCGTACCTTTTCTTAAAGGTTTTTTCCTCTGCGCTCTCAGGTTCAGAATCTTCTGATGTTTCATCTAAAGAATCACTTTCAACTTCTTGATTTTCTTCGTCTTCTTCAGAGGGCTTATTCGCTTTGATTAGTGCTTCAAGCTCAGCTTCTTCCTCTTCAATACGCTTTTTATTTGCGTTTCTCTTTCCGAAGCCAGATGCGACTTTTACTTGTTCGACCTTTTCAGTCATTTCGGTTGTGGTTGTAGACATAAGTTCCTCTTTTGTCTGGGGCTAACGGTAGCTTTTGAGGGCGTTAGGTAGCCAGTTAAATAGCGGCTCGATATTAACGAGGTGCCGCAAGACCTCGTTTCTTTTTACTTGGACGATTTACCATGCGCACAACCTCTTCGTATTGAGGGCCAAACGCATCTCTCATTATTTTTGAAGCCTTTGAATTATGCAAGAATTCTCTAATTACTTGTTTATCTTTTTCTTCTAGAAGAGAATATTGTTTCTGTATCTCAGCAAAAAATTCTTCAGTAAATTGCATTATTATTCCCCCCATCCATCTGAGCCACGGTCACCACCAAAAGAGTCGCTTGGGCCATCATCTGATGGATCACTTCCCGGACCATCGTCATCCCTTCCGCTACCCCGATCATCATCTGATCTTGATGTGACAGCTTCTCCTTCTGTGTTAGTAACAGGGTCACCGTCACGATCAGTTACAACGCCTTTTTCATTAGAATCTTTCTCTCCGTCGCCATCACTATCGATGAAACTAGAAGAACGTCCCGTTGTAGTATCTGTAGTTGTAGTAACTTCAGTTCCACCACGAGTAGTAGAACGACTGACACTCTCACCGGCACGATTTACTGAATCTCGTAATGAGCCACCTCTATCAACTCGTCCCATGGGACCGCCTTCTTCTTCACGGGCGGCGGCATCGCCTACTCTATCAACAGGAGCATCTGCCGCTTCTATATCAGCGTAAGAAGGATCATCATAACCGCCTAATCTAGACGATTCAGTAAATGATCGTCCTCGACTCGGTGCCTCTTGTCCGTAAAAATCGTCTAACTCTTCTTGAGTAAATCCTTCCAATTGCTGACCTATCATTGCAGTCTGTGCAGAACCTACATCTGTACCATATTCCTTGGCAATGGAAGACTCAAAACCGCCTAAGTCCATTCCTGAAGTATCGCCACGGAATGCACCAGTTGATGTTGCAAGAGCCGCCGCTAGTGCGTCAGATGCACCAGCCGCTTTCGCTTCTTTGAATGCCGCTTGTGCATCAGCATCAGTAAATTGATCAGTTGTTATAAATTCTTTTTGTCCGGGAATGAATTGTTTCATTGCCACATCTGCGTATCCGCCACCGGCAGTCACTTGCAATTGCTGTTTAACTGCATCTGGCAGTCCTTCAAATGCGGCGTTCTTATATTCATCCATCTTTTGGTTCATGCGGTACAATGAAACACCAGCACCCAGTAGGTTTCCGGAGAACACTCCTAATGCCGCACCAGCCAACCCTTTAATCTGTGCTGATTTATATTTATCGACATTAGTTGCAACAGTACTATTCGGATTTAATTCAGAGAACCCACGAGCAATGCCCATCACAGGATCTGTCTTTGCAGTCCCGGTTGGCGAAGTATCTTGATCATCACGGCCACTACCGCCCTCATCGCCCCTAACAGTTGCGGTCTCTACCTTAGTTTCAGTAGGAGTTGGTTCAGTTTCTTCTTCGCCAGTAATCGCTTCCATCCGACTTTGTTCTGAATAACCTTCCGGAATTGGGAACTGGGGAACACCATTCATAAACGGGATATAGATGACATTACCTTCAGCGTTTCTGTACCTTTTCATTTCGTAGGGTACTTTAGCTGTCGGTGCTACTTGTTGTATCGGTGCTTGTGTCGGCTGTGTTGGTTGTACAGGCTGTACTGGACGGGGAACAGGCTGAGGTCCAATGGCGGCTACCTGTTGAAACTGCTGTGGCTGATACACAGATTGTGTTGGAGCTTGTTGCTGACCAGCATAACGAACAGCAGTTTGTACTGCTCCGGGTTGCATGTAAGCAGGTTGCTGTTGCCCGTAGAACGAAGGAATGTTCGATGCTGGTACCATACCACCTTGTTGGAATTGCATTGCCTCGTGGGGCACATCATCGGACATGACAGCCTCTTCTGAGTTGCCCATCTGACCCATGGCATCCATCTTCTGCAAACCTTGCTTCGCTTCTTGACGAAGCTCCATCAGACGATCAAGACCAATATAACGAACAACATCAGCAGGGAAAACAAATTCACCTTCACTTAGTTGTGCAGGAATGTCATCTCTGACCTCTTCTTGCAATGATCCTGCAGGAACATCATTACCAGATACTGGATCAACAGTACCGCCTTCGTCTAGCATTCCGCCTTCAGCCATTGCTTGCGGCTCCTCGTTTGTTGTTTGTTCCTGTGAAAGTGCCACCGATCCTAATTTTCCTGCAAGAGGAATACCTAGAACAGCACTGTAAAGAGAATATGGTATTTTTGCTTTTTTGTTTTTCTTCTTCGCATCTATGAATTTTTTAAGATCTAGTGCATTTGTAGTAACAGTTGTACCGTCTGGGCGTGTCTGTTCTATTTCTACAAGTGGAGCACCATACTTTTGAAGACGCTTTTCACTGATAA